CGGATTCCAGGACTGATGTTCTTAGTATACAGTTGATGCGCTTTTTCTTTAGCTAGTAGTTATACTGCGGCGCATTTGAGGTGTTATGAGCCTGTAAGTCATACGCTTACACACTAGCGTTATCATTGTGTAGGGTGGCGGCCTGTTCGCCGTTTGAACTTTTCTTTTCATTATGGCTACAACTTTAGTGAAAACCCTTGCTTCTCAGATGCATAAAGTTAAATTGAGTGAATTTGAGATGAAAGGCATGAAGTATCGTTACGAAGATGTTCAGAAGATGAAAGAACATTATATTGCTGAGTTGACGAAGCTCAAGAATCAAACTGACGATGCGTTGAAATATCAAAAGGATCAGATAGACGTGTTGGTTGCTGAAAATCAAGCACTACGCGAAGTAGTGGATGAGGCAAGAGAGCGAGGAATTCTCGCATGCAAACGAGCACATATTTGTGTGTGTTCCAAGTGTTTGGATGGCGAGTTCTGCGAAGTTACAAAGAATTGGGCTCACATCGCATGTGATGTTCCTCATATTTGTGGTTGTGAATACTGTCGAGATGAGAAATTTTGTAAAAAATTGAGAGACTGGGCGCGTAATGCCTGTGATTTACCACACTTGTGTTTGTGTGGTATGTGTGGAGCGGGTGATTATTGTCCAGGCGCTCCAGACGACAGTGATATTGAACTTGATGGAGATACGTTCACAACACCAAAGGAAGCTACTGGCGTGCTCCAAATGGAGGAAGCAGCAGTGCAAGTACTTGGTGCAGCGCTTCCAGTTATTGCCAAAACGGCGAAGAAGATGTTTGGAGAAATGTTGCACGATACTCCGCCTGTTAAAACTGACAAAGCAGGGGATTATTCACTTGTGGATTTGCCTCGAGAGGTTGCCTCATATGGATTTTTAACTGGCGACACGCATCCTGATCAGTCAGAGTTGTTGTCATTGACAAAGGAACTCAATTTTCGAACTACATCTCTTTTGGAGAGATGTAAAATTGAGTCTCGCTTGACAATCATCAACTGGAAAGAAGCTGATGCTGTTGCTGCTACTTTGTACACGACACCGGTTCATCCGGCTATCTGCGAGAAAGTTACAGCTGGTGGCTATAACACTTTTCAACATACCGCACTTTCCTACTTCTCCCAGTTTTACTATTTTTGGAGAGGTGGATTGCGATTCACTATTGAGTGTTTGCCAACGAGATTTCATCAAGGGCAACTATATATTGCTTTCAATCCAAATATGGCAACAATGACATTGGTGCGCGCGCGAAATTGCACGGCAGCGACCATTGATCTCGGATTGAACAATCGAACTACGCTCGACGTGCCTTTTGTTGCTCTGACTGATTACTTGGACGTGACTACACTTCCCTCAGACTTGACAACGGCAACGTTACTCAACTCGCTTGGCCGGTTTACTGTGTTTGTGCAGAATCCATTGGTGTCCAACGGTTCAGTTGTGACAAACATAGATGTGAACGTGTATGTCCAAGCTCTCGATGATTTTGAGTACAAGGTGCCACGCGCCTTCGCAGACAAATTGGAAATTTTTAGCGGGACGTGGCAGATGAACGAGGAAGTCAATCGGAAGGAGCTTGTTGCTCCACCCACGCATCAACCTCAACAAGGACACGTTGGTACTGCGTCTGCCAATGCAGCTATTTGCGTGAATGTGGTCACGGCTGATACTCAAAACGTTATGGAACGTGAGTATCTTTTGACCTATTCAAACGCATATGCAGCCACGGCTGTTCCGGGGGCGAATTGCATGGATATTTCAATGCCAGCGTCGTTTTGGGCCACTGAATTGGCACCAACAGGGTTGAAGGATTATCATGAGTTCTACAGAATGGACTTTAAGGTCACAATTCGGATGAATCCTTCGAACTTTCATCAAGGGGCTCTTATTTTCTTTTGGCAACCGCTTGGCATTACGTTGACCAATACAAGCTTTGGAACATACACGCAGTTTCCACATGCCATGTTGAATGTTGCTGCGGAAACATCAGCTACATTCATTGTGCCGTACTCAGCCATGACGCGTTTCCTGCGACAATCGTCGCCTGACATGGGTCGTTTGCGCGTTTTGGTTTGGAACCAACTGCGTGCACCGGCTTCTGCACCTCAAACTCTCTACTTTTCCGCTTGGGCACAGGCCTTGAATCCTCACATCGCAGTGAAGCGTCAACTTGGTATAGCTCCAGGTGAGGAGGAAACGGGTGAGTTGCAAATGTCTGAAGGTGTTTCGGACATGGGGAAAGACATTGCCACTAGTCAAGTTGCGTTCAAAACTAGTGAAACCCCTCGACGAGGTTTCATTCAGGGCGACCACATGAATGTTTTGTCACTTTTGCGTCGACCGTGTTGGGTTGGCGATGATGAGATTGACAAAACGGATCGGGATTTAATCCCAAAACATCAGTGGCACAATATGTGGTTGGTTGCAGCATTTTGTGGCAAGGAGCATTGTGCGCTCATTGATACATATCTTGGTTCAGCGGGCACCAACCGCTTGACGGTTGCGACCAATGCAGGTCGATCAATCAATATTACAGCGTGGTCAGTTGTAAATTGGGAGGACAACGTTAAGCCAGACATCAAGACTTCCAAAATATCGGTAGCGGGTGTTCCATACATCGAAGTTTTTGGAGGTGGCCAACAATGGCAATTGGCACATGAGCCAATTAAAACACTGGAAGTTCCATTTTATCGGCGTTTTCCAATGGTTGCAAATCAAGGACAGACAGAATCGTACCAGACAGGTTGGCCCAGAGTGAATGTGGGATTTACAGCCCTGGATCGAGGTTTTGGTGACCCAGCTGTCGTCAATACCTTTGCAGCTGGTGCGGAAATACGATCGTGGATTCTCCATTCAGTGGGAGATGACTTCATGGTCTACTTTCCTATTTGCTTGCCGTACACGCGTGTACCCGTTCCTGCCGCTACAGGAGTGTTGGAAATTCGTGATCAAGGTGATCGGTTGGCTCGTTCGGGAGATGTTGAGTCGAACCCAGGGCCCGACGATCCTGACGACTGCCGAAAGTGGTGTCGTTGGCTGAAGGTGGCAGACGGAGAGTTGCAAATGTTCCGGCACACTAATTCAGCTATTGCCGGAATTGATGAGACCACGCAGAAAATTTCAAATTTTGTTGACAAAGCCGATGACTGGATGCAAGAGGTGCACACGGTCATAGGCCCTGCAAAACAAGCCATTGATTCAGTGACACTAACAAGTGATTCAGCACGAGAAGTGTTAAGTTCTGTGAAAGACTTACTTCAAAAGCCGGAGGCACAGATTGTTAGCGACATTGTTGCAAATGGCGATTCAAAATTGCTTTCACTGTTAACCAAGTGGAAACAAGCTTCAGAGACAATTTTGAACGTGATGGTACACGTTTATACCATTATCAAAGGAGGCATAATGCGTTATGCCTCACTCGCTGCGCTTACCCTAACATTGGGTGGGTGCATAGGACCCGAGTTATTGAACCAACTTAAGAAAAGAGTCGGTGTCCGAGTGAGTGAAGGTGATGGTGAATTGCAAGGAGGATCCTTGTTACCATTGTTGATAAGCTTGGGGCCAGCTGTTGTTCGATGTATTCTTGGAATATGGGACTTCGAATTTGGTGATGATGAAACAAAATCGCTTGCTTATCGAATGAAGGAGCAAGTTGGAGGAGTGACTGGTGTTGTGCCGTCATTTATGGCTATTGTACAGTGTATCATTGATTACATTTTTGAAGGCACTGGATATGCCAGAGATTGGTACAAGTTAAGTGCTACAGCACTAGTCAATTTTTCCAAGGATGTGGCTCACGCACATGCGACCAAGAAATACACCTCAATAACGTTGAAAGATGCACAAACGCATTCTCAATTGGAACAACTTTTGTTGAAAGCGAAGAAGATCAAGGCTTATGGCCCGCAATGTGATCGATTTAATCAACAATATTTGAAAGATGCTGAGCGTGTGTGTGAATGGGCTAGACAAAGACCAAGCGCTGAGCCTAGTGCGCGTTGTCCCCCAATTGGAGTGGCCTTGGCAGGCGGATCAGCTACCGGCAAGAGTTTTCTTGCAGCTGGTGTTTTGCCATCAGTTCTTCTGATGAAGTTAGGACTTGCGTCAGATGGAAAGGAGGCCCTTAAACAAGTGTGGAACAAACCGACAGGTAGTGATGCTCACTTTTATGATGGATACACACAGCAGAAAATCACGTACATTGATGACTTTTTGAAGACTGTTGAGGCTCCCGATGCGGCGGACATCATTAATATGATTTCCGCTTCACAGTTTGTCATTGATATGGCCGATATGAATGACAAAGGCATGCTTTTTAAGTCTGATTTCGTTCTTGTCTCGACTAATACGTTGAATTTCAACGCTGTCCATGGATTGCAGCACACTCAGGCGTTGTGTACGCGTTTCAAACACGCGTTCACAGTTGAAGCGAGAGTGCCACGAACTGGATCGGGGGCAGTAGTTGCGTTTTCGAATTGGTTGAATGAAGATCCAGCAATTGGGAGAACCATGGCTGAAATCATGGTTAAAGTCGATGAACTGTGGAGATTTCGTAAATTGGAAGTTTCAACCGGTCACACTACGGAAAATATTGGGTTTGCGGCTATTGTCGATGGAATCGTTGCAGATTATCGAGTCAAGCAAGCTTCTTTTGGTCAACTGATGGAGGGACTTCACCGCATCACACTAGAGATTGGAGATGATCCGACAGATGGAGTGGAGGGTCAATCCAACAGTCGACAAATTGCTGAGGTAGTGAAATACGTTCGAGAGGCTGTTGACGAGAATGACATTGATTTCTTCGGTTCCATCGCCATGGTACAGCTCCGCGAATTTGGAGTGGCGCCAGGTACACCATTTGACTTAAAGGATAAGTCAAAATGGACTGATCGACCATCACTGGCTGAAGATGTCTACGCTAGTCTTCTTCCTCAGAGGAGGAAGAAATGGCGTGGCTTGCTTGTGTTGTGTGGTCTTATTGGCGCCGTTGGCTTAGCTGTCACTGCCGTTGTCATGTTGGTGAAGTGGCTAGCTACTAGCTTTTGTGGTACATTGCAGGGTGCACTGTATGATGGATCAGCTAGGAGTAAGATCACTCAGCCCCGTCCTAAGGCAACTGGGTTGCTGGAAGGGGTTGATCAACGTTTGGAACGTGTACGGAAGAACATTCGCATAATCCAAATTTTCTGCGAGGATGAGCAACTTTCGGTTGGGAGCATGAATGCTTTGTGTTTGGGTGGTAAACATTTGTTGGTACCACATCACTTTTGGCTTTCGTACCAGCGCAAGTTGCAAGGAGGTATGAAGGTGCATGTTCGTGTTGAACAGTTAAACCCACGTGGGGAGCACGTGGGTTGGACACGCATACCTCTCAACGCTCAAACCGTGCAGCAAGTTAAATCACCTGACGATTCAGCAAAAGGTCTCGATTTGTGTGTCGCTTATTGCCATTCGGCCAACATGAATGGCGTACGTAAGCTCACTGATTATCTTCCTTCACGCAAAGAGTTTGCACGATTGATGGCGGGTAAAGAAATGAGTTCTCGTATTTTGGGCGCTGAGGAATGTGATGACATTCCGGTGCGAATTGGAGTGAGAGAGCCCATCTCGTTTCGACCACGTCCAGATTTTCCAGCTCTTGCTGAACAGTCTTACATCATGATGGTAGCGGGCCATAGTGGTGTTACGACTACTGCGGGTGATTGTGGACGTCCTTATTGTTTGCTGGATCCAAGTTGTATGATGCCGCTTGTGGGGCTTCATAGTGCTCGAGTGGATTCCATCGCCGGTGGACCTATGGGTGCAACTCCCTTAATCCGCGAGGACATTCTTGAGGCTATGGAGCGCATCATTATTCCTCGTGCAAAGCCAATCGAGGAAACTGGTGTGTTGCAAGGTGATCGGGCTCGTAATAAGTTTTGGACAAGTGACCTTCACTTGGAGGGTCACGTTGAGTGGAATGGTGTGCCACTAACCGCATTCACACCAACAAAGACAGACAAACGACAATGGTTGGAACATCCCGAGTGGGAAGATAAGTTCCTTCCCTCATGTAAGACAGTAGTTGGTGAGAGACATGCTTTGTACACCAACGCACAAAAGTGCATGCCAGCAGCAACAATGCTGGTTCCAGCACGTGCCATGCGTTTGTGTGTGGAGCACTTTGTGACCAAGTTCCCTGAGAAGAGGGATACACATGTCTTCAATGAGTATGAAATGATCAACGGGGTTGCTCCAATGCAACCGTTGATGATGAATACCTCATGTGGTTTCATGTCCAAGTGGTTCAAAGACGGAAAGAAGGAACTTTTCGTTGGAACAGAACATGAAACTGGGAAAACGTATGATTGGTCAGAGGTGGCCTGGCAGCGGCAAATCCCCATTTATGGTTCGTCTTTCGTTTTGCGTCTTCGAAGTGTCGAAGAGCAAATGATGAATGGGGAGGCACCGTTTATGCCTTGGGTCGCAACTCTGAAGGATGAGTTGCGGCCAATTGCAAAGGTGGCTGCTTGTAAAACTCGCGTTTTCGAGCAACCTCCTTTGGAGTTTTCGTTGTTAATGCGAAAGTACTTTGGTGCGTTTGCGAACTGGATTAAGAGTAATCCGGGGTTCGTTACGCACAGTGCTATCGGCATTGACAAAGAAGAAAAGTGGCGACAGTTTTACATTGGATTAAAGGAAAAAGGATCCAATGGTTTTGATGTCGACTACTCCAACTATGACGGCTCAGTTGGTACACAAGCTTTTGACTTTTTCCGCATGGTGACGGACAGATACTATAGGAATGAGTGTCCAGTCCGTCATGCTCTGTTGCACATTTTGCAGAATTCGTGGGTCATTGTTGGTGACCTGCTCATGAAAACAGAGCAAGGTAACAAGTCAGGGAATCCCCTTACTGACTTGTTCAATTCCGTAACAAACACATGGACAATATTTGTTTGTTACCTTGATGCTCGCGTAAAAGCGGGCCTCGCTTGCACTCTTGAAGAGTTCGATCGAGATGTGGCAATGTTGACGTATGGGGATGACGTCATCATAGCCGCAGACACAGGCGTACTCCGCTACTTCAATAGAAAGACAGTAGCGGATACGGCTGCCCAATTGGGAATGGTGGTCACTGCAGCAAATAAAGGTGACCAACTGAACGAGTTTGAGCCAATTGAGGAATTGACATTCCTCAAGTCTCGATTTGTGCCAGATGGAGCAATTGTTAGAGCTCCAATGCCAAAGGAAGTTGCAATTAGAGAGTTGCAATTCATTGACAGGCACAACGTGCATGATGCACGTATTCAACGAGACATAATTGGCAACGCGTTGCGATTTCGAGCCCATGATGGGCAATCCGCAGTGCAAGAACTTGTTCGCCAATTGGGCGATGTAGGGCGGGAGTCGTCGTATGACTACGAGGACTTCCGTTCGCAGCTGTGGGAAAAACAAGTGGGAGATGGTTTCGATTTTTTACTTGATTTGGGGTCTGTTTCATTTTGAGGATTTTATTTTAGTGAGTATTGCATTTAATCCAATAATATTTGAGTAGATATTGTTAGCAACTATAGCTAAAACGGGTTTTCCCCACTTTGGTGGAGGCATGGTGCCGTTTCCAGATTAGTTGTTTCCAATAATATCTGGCACAGTTGTGCCAGGATAAATAACGATTAGAAACTTTTGAGTAAGTTGAATTATTAGTCAGTAGCAGTAGAGGGTGTCCCCGCTGTTATACTGTCATTAATTCTCTTGCTTTGTTGGTGGTGATGTAACAAATGTGGCGTTATGAAGTGAGGTTCACAAATAACCAATCATATGCTGGTGTTCCAGTTTGGTTATATAAGCAACAACCGATGAACGGATTATTATTAGTCCAGCTCTACCA